TCGCCAAGGCCACGGGAGCGGACCAATGACCCTCCTCGCCTCCATCCAGACCATGCGCGACACCGTCGCCCACTCCGCCGTTGATGAGGCCATTGAGCGCATCAGGGACGATCTGGACCGCTACCTCCCGGCAATGGAGCCGGAAGAGCGGGAGCATACCGGGTTCATCCTTGAGCGGCTTCTGGACCTTCAAGCCGCTGCCGTCAGGTCCGCCACAGCTCGGGGAGCATCGCTCGCCGACCGGAAGGAGTCCGAAAGCACCGACTGGTTCGCTCTCGCGGCCTCCCTTGTTGTGGGTGAGGGGAGGGCGGCGGCGTAATGCGGATGACTCAACAAGCGTTGGCACGAAGCGCCGCTATTCGCGGGCGTCTCGCCGAAGCCACCCTAGCCATCCGGGAGGCCGGGCGGCACCTGAACGCCGGAAATCATGAGCGCCTGATCGTCGCGGCCATCGCGCTCGCACAGTCTGCATTGGCAGATGCGGCGTCGCGCGCAGGAGGCCCGCAATGATCGCCTTCCTCGCCACAACCGCCATTGGCCTGATCGCGGCTGTGATCGCCTTCGCAGCAGGGATGGCCTTCCTGATCCATATTAACCGGGAGACGACGAAATGACTTTGGTTCACTCCGAAGGCGAAGACGCCTTCTCCGTACCCACCGAGACCGCCCCGAAGACCGTCGCTGATGTTCTAACAGCGGCTGCGGAGATTGTCGGCAAGCCCGGCGCTTGGACGCAAGAGGCATTCTCGCGAAACGCCGATGGACAGGCCGACTGTGGGAGCGGGCGCTGGGCTTCCGAACCGGTCTGCTTCTGCGCCATTGGTGCCGTCGCAGAGGCCGCCGGCCTCACTCCGGAAGAGGCAGTGACCCGGGGGCTTCACCTCCCGGTCGAAGCGGTTGTCGGGCGTAGCGTACCCGGTTGGAACGACATGCCCGGACGCACCCAAGCCGAGGTCGTCGCCGCTCTCCGTGAAGCCGCCGCCAAAGCTGCGGAGGCCAGCCAATGACCCGCACCCTCGTTCAGTGGCAGGCCGTCAACTCCCTCGGCAACGTCGCAATGCAGTTCAGCGGACTGAACCCCGAAGCCCGCGCAAGGGCATGGGCCAAGGCCAACGCTCACCGCCATGACGGCCTTGTCGTCCAGCGCGTCACCATCACGGAAACGGTCGAGCCCGTCTATCGGCCCCGCGTCCGGCAGGCTTTCGACTTCTCCATCCCGGCGCACGCATGACCGCCGAAACCATTTCCGCAGCAGCAGGGGGCGGGGCTTCGGCTCCGCTCCCGGGAGCTTTCCAATGAACGCCGTTGTTCCATTCCGTCAGCAGGCCGCCGCCCCGGTCTATGCCGTCTCCGATCTGGAGCGCATGGCCGTCGCCTTCGCCGGGTCCAAGCTGTTCGGCATCAGCACCCCGGATCAGGCCCTCGCGCTGTGCCTCGTCGCTCAAGCTGAGGGCCGTCATCCGGCGTCCGCAGCGCAGGACTATCACATCATTCAAGGCCGTCCGGCGAAGAAGGCCGACGCGATGCTGCGGGACTTCATCAGCGCGGGCGGCAAGGTCGAGTGGCATACACTGGACAACGAGACCGCCGACGCCACGTTCTCGCATCCGTCCGGCGGAACGGTCCGCATCGACTGGACGCTGGCCCGCGCCAAAGACGCCGGGCTCGCCACGCCGATGTGGAAGAAGTACCCGCGCCAGATGCTCCGCTCCCGCGTGGTGAGCGAGGGTGTTCGCACGGTCTGCCCGGGGGCCACGTCGGGCATGTATGTCCCGGAGGAAGTGCAGGACTTCGCCCCGGAGCCGCAACAGCTCCGCGACGTGACGGACGATCTGGAAGGCACGCCGACCGTTCGGAAGTCCGCGCATCAAGCCCGCAAGGACGGCGACTATGAGCGCCTTACCGCCGGGATGCGTGAAGCCGCCAAGGACAGTGAGGCGGCCCTGCAAGCGTGGGCGAAGTCCGAAGCTGATCTGATCGGATCGCAGCCGCACGGATGGCAGAACGAACTCCGCAAAGAGTACGCCGACCTGCTGGCCGAGGTCCGCGCCCGTGCCGCTGATCCGCACGGCCTCCGCGTTGATCCGCCGGAAGGCTCGGACCCCGCCGATTGGGAAGCGTGGCTGGACGTGGTGGTCGCCAGCATCGAAGGCGCGCCCGACGCGGAACAGGTCGCCGCCGTGCAGACCGTGAACGCCGAGGGCCTGACCCTGTGCATGGTGGGGCTGGAAGGCGTGGCTGAGCGCGTCGCTGAAGCGGCTGAACAGCGGCTAGCCTTCCTGCAAGCGCAGGCGGCCTGACATGGCGTCCGAGGTCATGCTCACGGTTGGCGCGGACGGCAAGCCCTACGGGGCGACTGCCTCCGACGCCGAAGCTCTCGCCGGGCTGGCGGGCGCGACCTACCGGGCCGTGCTGACGCAGCCGCGTGGCCGGTCTCTCAGCCAAATGGGCCTCTGGTGGTCGATGTGCACCCTGATCGCGGACAATCACCCGGCGGACCTGACCAAAGACGAGGTCTCCGACGTGCTCAAGATCGAGTGCGGGCACGTCAAGGTGTGGAAGGACAACAAGGGCCTGTTCCGCCGGTCGCCCAAGAGCATCGCGTTCAACGCTATGTCGGCGGAGGACTTCTCCAAGCTGCTGGACGTGGCGCTGATGAAGGCCGGGGCGCTGTTCGGCGACGACCTGACCCTTGCCGTGATCCGTGAGCTGGAAAGCATGGGCGCGCCGGACCTGAGGAGGGCGGCATGAAGCCGGACTTTAGCCTGATCCCCGAGCCGGACCGCTCTACGGAGGCCCGCAAGCCGCTGACCAAAAAGCAGCGGGCGGAACTCGCTCTGGCCCAAGGCGGTCTCTGCGGCTGCGGCTGCGGAGAGAAGCTGAACCACGCCACCGAGGGCACGATTGACGAACACTGGAACCCGCTCGCCCTGACCGGAACCAACGACATGGAAAACCGCCGCCTGCTGCGCGCCCCGTGCGCCGCCAAGAAGACGCAGGAAGCCGACATGCCCCGGATAGTGAAGGCCAAGGCCCAAGCGGGGGAAACAGGCCAATACGCCCGCCGTCAGAAGCGCGGCGGAGGCTCGATCAAGAGCCCCGGCTTCGGCCCCCGCACCCGCAAGATGAACGGGACCATCGCTCTGACTGCCAAGGCTCTCCGCTATCTCGCTGGGGGTGATGGATCATGAGCCCGTCCGAGAACGTAGCCTTCGCGTGGAAGCACCGCGATCTCTTCGCTGAGGTTCGGCAGCACACCTTCGAGGTCATAAAGCGCCGCACTCTTGGCGGTGACCCCGGCGCGCCGGAAAACCAATACCGGAACGCATGGTCTGAAGCGCAGGCAAAGGCCGCCGCATGACCTCCGTCCCCTCCTTCACAGCAGCAGAACGAAGGGCAGATGAGCCCGTAATGGAGATTGGAATGAATGGTTCACTACAGGCGCAAGCGCCCTCCGTACCCACCGAGCAAGCCGATTGGCTGGTTCTCGTTCTGGCCGAGGCGTTCGAGGATCACCAGCGCGGCGCTGCGGCTCCCGGCGATACTCTGGTCGACTTCATGGCGAAGCGTGTGCGCGCCAAGCTCGGGGCCGCCACGGAACAGGATTGGTCGGCCGTCCTCTGGGCGGTCGAGCGCTGGAAGGCCGAGGTCGAGAACCGGCCGCTGGTCAACAAGAACCGCCGTCCGCTGGACGATGCGTGGCGGCAGGTCATCCGTCACTTCGGCGGCGACCCAGACACGCTGCTGCCGCTCGCTGACCACGACACTCTGATTTCGGAGGCCGCATGACCAGCACTGAAAACTCGGTGGGTATGAGCGAAGCGAATGCACCCAAACCCCTCCCCCTAGAAGCACTAGAGCGGCTTAAGCGCGCGTCTCCTAAGTTTCCCGGCAGCAACTATCGCATCGTCGCTGCGACCGACCTCCGCTCCCTCCTCACTTCCTATGAAGCCCAAGGAGAACGACTCCGGGAAGTGGAGGGGGCAGGCCTTAAGCCGTTGACCGACGACGAGGCTGTCGCGGCGCTGTGTGACAGCAGCTACCGCGCCGGGGCCCTCGCGGGGTGGAACGCGGCCATGCACGACGACCCGGCCAAGGGCGAGGAAATCATGGCCCAAATCCGTCGAGTGGAGCCCGGTTCGCTACGCCCGATCCTCCAGCGCACCGCAGCCCGCGCCGCCCTTACCCAACCCCCTGCTATGGACGGAGGCCAGCCGTGAATCTGTTTCAACAATCCATGTGCCGTTGTGACGACTGCGACGCCAAGGACAAGCCGCTCGCGTGGTTCGGCCCGAACGTCCGCATCTGCGCTGGCTGCCGGGCGAACCGGCTTTCCCGCGCCTCTCAGGGCGCCGCGAAATGAGGTGCCTGTTCTGCCAGAAAGGCCCCGCTCAGGGCGTCAGCGTCTTCCGGGTCAACGCCAAGGGGCAGCCGGGCGTCTGGGCCTGCGGAAAGCACATGAAGAGGACAGACGCGAGCATTGATCCCGCCGTGCTGGCGGTGACCCGCGCGCTGAGCAAGGAGCAGCCCGATGTCTAACCCCCCCACTGTAGGAGAAGGGCCTGAAGCTTTGGGTTCATCCTCGCTCTGCGAGGATACCCACCGTGCAGCGGATGGTGCTGTTCTGGCGCGGGCTACAGGGGTGCGCCTTGAGGGCCGCATGGACGGCCCGAACCCAATGATGCGCGTGACCATAGAGCGCGAGGATGGGACGGAGTGCGAGATCATTCAGGACAACGGCACGATCATCTCTCATTGGGCGCGCATCCCATGAGCCGCCTTGACCTGACCCAGCCCGACGACCTCGGCGCGTTCATCGGAAAGACGCTCGCCAGCTTCGTGTCCGGCAATAATCAGCCGGACATGAGCGGCGACGACCGGAACCGTATTCGCCACCCGCACATTCGGGAGCGCTACGACCGGTCGTGCATCAAACTGGCCACCGAAATCTTGGCCGCCGTCTGCACGGACAAACAGCCGGGTATCGCCGCAGGCGATGAACCAAAAGACCGCGCCATGATCGCCGCCACCCAGCAACCGGCGGGGGAGGGGGAACTGTGGCCTGTCGGGTCGTGGCTGTCCGCCGCGCTGGATGATCCGAAGGTGTGCGCCGAGATGAAGCGCGACATTCGGGAATGGTTCGACGGCAACGGCCACATTCGAGCCGCCCTCTCAGCCACCCAGCAACCCGTCTCCGAGGGGGTGGGGTGGAGGCCGATTGAGACGGCTCCGAAGGATGGCTCGCGCATCATCGGCTTGACCAAGTTCGGTGTCGAGGTCGTGAAGTGGCACGAATGGGACGGAGCCGAGTATGGGCCTCGCACCGGCTGGATCGGCGTCGAACAGGACAGCACCTGCTACCCTGCGAGCTATTTGCGGGCAGTCGCAACATACCAGCCGACCCTTTGGCAACCCCTCGCTCCCGCCCCCAACCCCATAGGGGAAGAGAAGGGGGCGGAGTCGTGAGCGTTCGTGAAAAGCTCCGCTTCGATTGGCCGACGATGACCGACGAGGAATACCTCAAGGCCGCCGAAATGCAGCTCTGGCTGTCGGCCTTCGCCGCCAACAACCCACGCGCTCCGGCCCACAAACACGCCGACGAAGCATACGATGAAGCGCAGCGGCGAGAGAAGCCGTGGCTCTATCAGCGGGCGTGGAACGCCTCCTATCGCTCGGCCGGATATGAGCCGTCAGAGCGGGAAATCGAGTTGGCCAAGGAGCCTGCCCAATGACCCAGCAACCCAACCCCCCGCTCGGTGGAGATGAGGCGAAGGCTTATGGTTCATCCGCTTCGCGGATACCCACCGAGCTTGTGGAACGGCTGGAGGTAGCCGAGAGGGGCTCGCATGTTCTCGATGCCGAGCTTTGGTGCGCACGCAACGGTTACACGTTCGTCCAGTGGGACGGCGCGGGCTGCGTCTATCGTGAGCGGCCCGAGTCCAGTATCCGCCACATCAGGCACTCCGACATCGCCCCCGTCACCACCTCCCTAGACGCCGCTCTGGCTCTGGCGGAGAGGCTTGGGCTGGACCCTAGCGAGGTCCTGCACGAAGCGTGGCGGCTCGTCGTCCACAAACACCACCTCCACATGCGCCGGTACGACGGCCCCGCGTTTGCTGGGGAGGTCGCGCGACACGCCTGCATCGCCATTCTGACGGCTACCACTGCAAACTCGGTAGGTACGGACGGGCGCGAAGCGGCCGGGAGTGAACCATCATGACCGCCATCGCCTCTCTATATAGAGACAAACCGTGAGCCAGCGGACTTCCATCACGCGCACGATCAGGTCGCTCAAAGCTGTGGGGCTTTCGGTGACGAGTGTGCAAATCTCACCGGACGGGACGATACAGGTATTGACCTCCCCGCATCAGGAAGGGCCTCAAGATGAGCTTCAAGCGATGCGGGAGCGCCGAAGTGCGCGCAAGGCTAATCGGGCTGCATAAGGCGACGAAGCGGCTCTCCGGGGGCCGTGTGGCCGTTTATGCCTATGCCATGCGCGGCGGCGACCTGATCGCCCGCGCCGATGGGCGAGACCTTGCCGAAGCAAACCGGTCGCTGGAAAGCATTCTAGGCCAGCCGGCCACCCTAGCCAAGCTGGAAGAGGCCCGACGTCCGATCAAACGCACCGAGGACCGGGCGTATATTCACGGCCTGATCGCGGCGTTCAAGGCGTCGCCGGAATGGGCCAAGCTGGGGGCGTCCAGCAAGACCGCCTACACCCACTATCTCGGCTCGTTCTCCGAAGAGTTCGGCGACTGGAAGGTCCGGCTTTTCGAGCGGCCCGAGACGAAGGTTGACCTTCTGGACTGGCGCGACGAATGGGCGGATACCCCCCGTGCCGCCGACTACGCCCTGCAATCCGTCGGACGCCTGTTCAAATGGGCGAGGGGCAGGGGGCTGTCCGGAGCCAGGCCGACCGACGACGTTGAGCGCCTGCACAGGTCCGACAGGTCAGACATCATCTGGACCGATGACCACCTCGCCAAGATACTCGCCAAGGCCGGGAAAGAGGTTGGCTGGGCTCTACAGCTCGCCGCCGAAACCGGCTTGCGGCTGGGCGACCTTGTCAGCCTGTCATGGGGAGCCATTGGAGACCACGGGATCGTCTGGCGGACGAGCAAGCGCAAGCGACAGGTCGTCATCCCGCTCACCCCCGCCGCGAAGGCCCTGCTTAAGCTGATCCCGCGTCGGGCGACCGTCGTGCTGACGAACAGCCGTGGCAAGCCTTGGACGACGGGCGGGCTCAAGACCATGATCCGGGAAGCGCGGATCGAGGCGGGCGTCACCGGCCTGCGCCTGAACGATCTACGGGGAACAGCTGTCACCCGGCAGTTTCTGGCGGGCTCGCCGAAGCGCGATCTGGCGACGATATTCGGCTGGTCGGAAGAGGCCGTAGACGCTCTGCTGACAAAGTATTGCTCTGGCGACGCGGTAGCTCTTGACCTGATCGCGCGAATGAACCAGAAACCGCCGACCACAAACCGGCTACAAACCGGTTCTGAGCCGACGGGCTAAGTGGTTGTTTATAAAGTACGCGCCCTTAGCTCAGTTGGTTAGAGCATCTGACTTTTAATCAGGCGGGGTTGTTGGAATTGCTGAGACAATTTTACAAACCGGACGCTTTCTCACCTCAACTGAATCAACGCGATACCATCCGAGCGCAAACCGCTGCCCGGCCAAAATAGCCGCTTGACTACCGGCCACAATGGCCGCATGGTTCTCCAGTCAGGGGCACTTAAGCCCGGATGGAGAGAGACGATGGCGAAGCTCACCAAGCACAAAGACCCGGAAGGCTGGCGTGTCGCGGTTAATGGGCGGAAGCTCAACATCCTCATTATCAAAGGGCCGCCGCCGAAGTTCGGAGCGGGGCAGACCTACGATGTGGTGTCGGATACCAACGACAGCTACCTGTTTGAGGCCCGAAGCGTGAGCCACGCAATGGGCGCGCTTGAATACATCGCGGAGCAGATCGGCGCATGAGCCCCGAAAGCTTCCGGGGCCACCTCGCAAGGCTCGGCTACACTCAGGCCGAGTTCGGGCGGGTGATGGAGGTAGGCGAGCGCACCGTGCGCCGCTGGTCTACGGACCCGGAGGCCTCAATCCCCAAAGCAGTCCAGATGCTTCTTGAAGGCAAGAAGCTACCAAGGAGGGTGAAATGAGCCGAGAGCCGATCAACTGGTCCGAGATGGACGACGACGCCCTTGTGAAGCGGGCCGAAACACAAATCTGGCTGTCCGCCTTCGCCAGCAACAATTCTCGTGCGCCGGCCCATAAGGAGGCAGACGCGGCGAGCGATGAGGCGAACCGGCGTGGTAAGCCTTGGCTTTACCAGCAGGCTTGGAACGCCGCCTACGAGTCCTGCGGCCACGAGCCGAGCGAGCGCGACAGGATGGCGGCGCTGCCGCCCCAGCAAGTGACCCCGTAATGCCCGACCCCATGTTCCGCCAACGCCTCCGCAGCTATCACCGCGATCTACGGATGCAGTTGCAGGAGTATTCCCCCGGCTCTCCAGAGCGCTTTGATTGTGAGCGAGCTATATCCGCAGTCTCAAGGCTGTATGGAACCCTCTATGGGGAGGGGATTGAGCCGCTTCATCAGGGGCCGCATCCGGAAAGCAGAACGCCCCCGGCGTGAGCCGAGGGCGTTAGGGGTGGGATTTGCTCTCGTCCTTCCGGCCGGTGACGATTCTTTGTAACCACCAATCCCGAGGGGTGTAGCCGAAGCCAGTGACCGCTTCCCGAGCGCCCCATCACTCTCGCATAATTCGCTGTTAGGTCAAGGGGTGGCGTGGGGCTAGGTCTTGCGCTCCCGGCGCTTGATCTCGCGTTCGATGGCTTCCCGGATGATGCTGACCCGATCTTCCCCGTCCTGACGGAGGCCGTCTAGGCGCGCCTTTGTGCCCTCCGCGAGCGGCAGGGTGATGCGTTCGGGGAATTCCAGCTTGCGGCCCACGCGACCGGCGATTTCATATGTACGGGATTCGGTCAACGGCTCGCCTTTTTCGTATGTACGCTATTGACGGTGTACCATACATACGATAAACCCTCAATCGTAGATACGAATGAGGACGGCAAATGGCCCGCTACACCGGCAAGTGCACCAACTGCGGCGACGACCGGAGCCCCAAGGGCAACGTCTTCACCGTCATGCGGTCGTGGGAATTCGAGACGGACAACCGTTACCAGCACCCCCTGCCGGCCGATTGCGAAGACCTGTCCTTCGTGAAGGTCTGCAACAACTGTCAGTACCCGCACCCCTTCCGGCCCCGCGTCAGCGCCAAGGCGGCGCAGCGGGAGGCCCTGATCCAATCTCTTCTGTGCGGAGCCTGATCATGACCCGGACCTACAGGATCAAGCCGGAGGCGTCCCCGTACGGCGGGCGGCGGCTTCTGGTCAGGGCCGAACACGAACAGCCGGACCATGTCTCCGGCATGGTCGATCTCGGCCGCCGTGCTGCGCCGGGCCTGCGCCGGTATGATCGTGACGAGATCGAAGAGATCGGGACAGTCGCGCCGTGAGCGCCCGCCGCCCCCAGAAGCCGGTGGACAGTCTGCCGCTGTTCCGCGCACCGCCCCGACCCATGGCGACCCGGCTTAGCGGAGTCGTCGAAAGCTGGCTGGACTACGCGCGCAACATGACCGGCGAGCCCAAGCGGGAGTTTCTGTCCGACTGCTTGCGGCGGGTTCACCTGAGCCAATCGCAGATCGAGGCGGGGTCGCTGTCGCCTGCCTACCGCGCGCTGGACCGGCAAGACTTCGCCGTCGCTGAACGCAGGGTCGCTTGGGCCCTTGGCGCCGCACAGGACCCCGCCCGATGACCGATGCACTCACCATCGCGGCAAAGGCGGAGGCCGACGTGACTCGATACTGCGCCGCAATGGTGCAGCCGAACGGCTGGCAAGCGTGCCTCACAATCGAGCGGCAGTGGGGCTTGGACGGCTACCCGCCGCAGGTTGTCACCAGCATCCTAGACCGGATTTCTCGCGGCCAGGACCCGGGCAAGGCTGAAACCGCCGTACTGGAATGCGACGCCCGATGACCGCTCTACCTCATACGCCGCAAAGCCGGATCGACCGGCCGGATGCTGCTCCCAACGCGGACGGATGCTTCGTCTGCGCCTATTGCGACGACTTCACCATGAGCGAGGCCCGCTGCCACCGCTGCGGCCAAGCGGGACGCATCACCCCATCGGAGGCCGACCATGAGCAATAAGCTCGCCGACACGTTCAACGAATACGGAACCCCCGTCACGCTGTTCTCCTGCCCCGGCTGCAACAGCACCTTCACGGTCTGCCCGGCAGTCGAGGACGACGCGCTGGACCAATGGCCCGGATGCCTTGGCGAGGGTTGCCCGACCTACGACCCCGAGCGAGACGCCGACAAGATGTTTGACGAGGGCAAGGTTCGGCGCGTTGGCGACCGTTCCGACTTCACAGTGATTGAGGGCGGTAAATGAGCAAAAGGCCCGGCCACCCCACGAAGGAGCGACCGGGCCTCACCGCCCTCAACGGAGCGTAGCATAGACGGGGAAGGGCGGGACTAGGCGGCTAGGCGGTCTTCACCGTAGGCCCTCTGCAAAAGGCTCATGTCCTCGAACTTGAACGAGCGGACGCGCCCGCCCCAGACGGTGACCTCGCAAATCCCGCTTTCCCAATCGCCGGGGTTCTTGCGGGCGTAGGTCTCGATGTAGCCGGGGGGCAAGGCGGTGGCGGTCCCGAAGATACGCGGGCTCTTCACGGGGCCGATCTTCGGGGCGCTGGCGACGTAGAACTTATGGTCGTCGCCCCGGACAATGTCGAACATGGCGTCGTTGGCCGCCCGCTGGCCTCCGGTCTTGCCGCCGTAGGTCTTGCCGGCGGTTCCGGGGATGAGCGGGGCGTGGATGAAGCCGACTCCGCCGATGAAGCGGAACTCGCCGAAGGGCGTTGTCCGCCATCCCCATTGCAGGAAGGCCTCTTCGATCTTGTGGTGCGGGTCAATGATGTTGCCGACCACCTGCCGGTGCTGGTTGGCCCAGCGGATCGCCCGGTAACAATGGTTCCCGTAGATGAGGTCTTTCTTCGGCTTCCAGCTTCCAAGCCCTCGCTGGAACTCGCGCTGACTGGCGTGGAAGCTGTCCATGTCCTGATCGAAGGACGGCTTGGCAAGCCCCTCGAATGAGCCCGGCTCGGTGTGCCCGGACATGGAATCGAGGGTCATCCAGTCGCCGATCTGGACCACCCACGGGATACGGCGCTCTGCGATATAACGACCCAGCCAGTAGAACCGCTCTTTGTTCGGGAGGTGGGGACTATCGTGGGCGTCGCCGATCACGGCGAGGTGGATCGGGTCGCCGTCCGGCATAGGCTCTGCCGTATGGTCCTGTGACGGCGGCGTGGGGTGTATCGGGCTGGCGTGCTGATAGACGCGGGGCCGGTAGCAGGACCAGTCCGGCTCAAGGCCGTATAGGCCTTTGGCGGTGCGCAGGCGGTCGTAGAAGGCGGGGCGAGAGCAGAACCGGTCAGCCGAGGCCTGAGCCGCCGCCCGGCCCACAGCAGGACTTCCGGGACGGTCTGGGGGGCAATACCCCTGCTTAAGCTCAGCTTCGACCCGCTCGACGGTCTGTCGGGCAGTCTCAATGTGGAGGGGATTGGCCACTAGCAAGCCTTCCTTGCAGTTTCAGCGCGGTTGGCGTTCTCTCGGCCCCAATCCAGAACCTCTGCGGTCCAGTTGAGGAAGGCGCGGGTTGCGTCCCGTTCCTCCGTCGTCACCGGCTGGACAATGCCAGCGGCGTCCGGGAGGGTCGGCTCGGCCCGGACCTCAACGCACAGGCTTGGCGGGATCGGCGTCGGGTTGGAGCGCGTCGCGCAAGCTGGCAGCGTCAAGAGTGCTGCGGACAGGGCAACCGGCAGGGTCAACCTCATAGGGTCTCTCCACTATGGTTTCGATGCGTTGGGCCGAGCGCCGGGCGTCATCGACGCGGGCTTGGCATTGGTCGGCTTGGGTCTTGGCGTCATCGACGGCGACGCGCTTGAACTCGTTGAGGCTGGCGATCTCTATGCGGGCCTCGATCAGATCGGCCTTGATCCGGTCTATGCGCCACGTCTGGAGGGCGCACAGGGCCAGCGCGAGAGCGAGGGCGGCGAGAAGGGCGCGGGTCATAGGCCAACCCCCTTACGCATGGCCCAATGGGCGAGGACGCACAGGCCGACGACGAAGGCGATGGCCCCGGCACAGAAGCCGATGATGAGACCGGCGATCATTTCTCGCGCGCCCATTGCTCGGCCTTGGCGTTCACAGCCGAGAGGCGTCTCAGCCAGCCCTTGCCGAAGGTGTCGAAGGTGCCGAGGCCGCGATAGAACCGCTCCCGGCGATTGCGGAGGCGCAGGACCAGCTCAGCAGGCGGAAGGCGACGGGCGGCCCCCAAGGTGATCGGGCCGACCTTGCCGTCAGCCGTCACGCCGACAGCCTCTTGCAGGAACGTCGCGGCACGCTTGACCCCGCTGTTCACGGCGAGATCGAACACCATCAGGTCAGGACCGGCGGGGAGGGAGTCGCACCCGGCGGCGAGCCAGTAGGACTTGCGGTAGACGGGCCGAACGTCGCGGGGCTTGAGGTTCCGCACGTCGATCTTGTCAACGTCGCCGTCACCGTCCAGATCAAGCCCGTGGGCCTTGGCGGTTCCGAGGGTCACACCGAGGTTGGTAGCTCCTCCCGGATCGCGGGGATGATCGACGAAGCCGCCTTCGTGCTTCAGCACCTCGTCAAGGCAGCGCTCGAAGCGCAGCGTTTCGCTCACGGGCATTGGACGGACTCCGTGGATTCTGCTATGTTTTGGGGATGGAAAACGCGCCGTTTGTCGGGCTCACCGCCGTCTACCTGTACGGCTTCGTCTGCGCCTCGATCATCGTCTGGAAAGACTCGGAGGGGGCGGCTGGCCTTGCCGGTCTAATCGCCGCCGTCTTGTGGCCGATTTGGCTTCCGTGGATGGCGGTTCACTGGCAGGAGACGGGCTGGTCTAAGCGCTATTGGGCGAGAGTGCGTCAGAAGCTCTAGGCAACGCCCCTGATCTTCTCGATGGATTTGAGCCCGAGGACAGCGGCGGCGAAGGTCAGCCAGACGGCTAGATAGCCTTCGTTCATGGGCCGCTCGATGGCCGGTCCGATGAACCCCGCGTAGGCGGTGCCGATGGCGACGAACCACCCGGCGGACGGACGCCACAGACGGTCAAACGCCTGCCAAGCCCAATGCTTTCGGATGGGGTGATCGGGGAGGGGGATATGATCGGTCATCAGGAGGCCTTCCGGGGACGAGCCGGGGGTGTGCCGCCAAGGCTCAGGATCACGTCTTCCAGCTTGCCGATGTGGGCCGTCAGGTCTTCGATCTTGCGGCCCTGATCCTCTATGGTCGCCTCCAGCAGGGCGATGCGGTGATCCAGCGCCTTGATCGTCTCGGACGCGATGGATTGCGCAAGCTGGATCAGGTCCACCTTGGTCTTGCCCCGGCTCGCGAGCCAGTTCCAAGCGTTTCCTCCGCCCATGACGGCGACGAGCCCCGCCAAGGCCATTTCGGCTGTCGTCATAAGCGGGTCACTCGCTCTTAAGGGTTTGTCGTGTCAGCTTGCCGGGCCGCGCGGTCCGGGTCGTCACTGGCTCGGGATCGGGGAAGGCGCGCCAACGCCTTCCCCGGTTGCGGGCGGTCTGATATTGAGAGGGATGCTCGGTCGTCTGAAATCGGTCTGGAAGGCTCTATGGACGGAGAGGCCTGCCGAGGGGTTGTGCCCCTGCGGCAAGCCCGCCGTTCACAATCTTGGGCTCGGTAAGGGCTACGACCTGTGCGATGACTGCGCGGCCGAGTTCCAAGCCCTTTAGTATTCGACCACGCTCCCCATGGTGGAGCCGACCGCAGTAGCCGCGCCGTAGTCCAGCAGGCCATTCGCAGCGAGGCCCCATGCTCCGGTAGAGGACGACGCGCCCTCGATCTGGGTTTCATGCACCTTGCGGGACGTGACGACGATACCGGTCGAGCCGTTCAGGATTTCCCGATAGGTCCAGCCGAAGATCGTATCCCCCGGCCCGGCGAGAGCCACGGTAGAGGCCCCCGTGCGCTTGACGAAGCGGCCCTTCGGAATGGTCGCTCCGGTCGAGTTGGTCATGCGGGCCTGCGGCTGGCAGGGCGCGACGTACTCGGTCTTGATGTCCACTTCGCTCACCGGATGGGTGGTGATGCTCCCGTTGATAGCCGAGATGATGTCGGTGTTAGATGCCGCCGTCAGGTTCGTCGTAAAGGTGTGTGTCTGCGCCCCGATGGTGAGGGCCTTGCTCACGCTGGAGCAATCGCCCAGCCTCGCCCCGAGGCTCTTGGTCGTGCCGTTCTTGATCCACAGGTCGCCCCGGCCGAGTTCATCCACCGTTCCGAAGATCAGCGCTGCGGCCGTGCCGGAGGGTGTCTGGCCCGCCGTGGTCGCGAGGACGGGTTGGCCGTTGCCGTCCTCGAAAAAGACCGGGCCGTCATACAGGCCAACGATGTTCCAGACGTAGCGGGAGCGGGCGAGGTCGGGCGCATCCACGTCCGCGATGTTGCAGCCGTTTCGGATCATGGGGAAGTTGGCGTTCCCGAGGATCAGGTTGTTGGTCGGGCCCCCCGCAACGGAATAGAAGTCCAGCCCCAGCAGGTTCGGGCTACTTCCGCCTTCAACGATCACCGATGCCGAATAGGGGCTCGCGATGGAGCCGGGAACCGAGGTAACCACGCCCATATTGTGAACGCCGATGGCGGCGGCGGTCGCAGCGGCATTCAGGTTGATGGCGTTGACCCCGCGCAAAATCCATTGCTCGCCCGAGGAAATTCCGCCGCCAAGAACCTGAACCGTGCTGCCCGCCGGATTGACCAGCGTGACGCCTTCCAAGAGCTTGCGCTGGAAAGTGAACTGCCCGTTTGCGGTGACGCAGCGGTTCACGTCATCCATGTGCAGGGCGTATTTGCTGGTGCTGCCGACCCGGACTCTGATGTTCCGAATCTTGCCGGTCCCGTGCATCTCCAGCCCACCCGCCGTAGAGGGGGAGGCGCAGTAGAGTTCCGCGCCGGGAACGCCGTCGATCTCAACGAAGTTCGGGGTAACCGGCTTGGTGTGGGTGTAGGTCGCGGCGTCGGTCAGGAAGATGCGGACGCGGCGCTTATAGCTGGCCTCGTTGCTGACCGGCTGGCCGTTGATGTTGGTCGTGCCGAAGTTACCGCTAGTCAGGGCAGCGTAGGCGTCGTCATAGGTCGTGTAGTCCTGACCCGAGGCCCCGACCGTGATCACCACATCGGCCGTGTCGTCGCGCAGATAGTTGCCCTGACGGTCCTTGGTGAAGATGTTGTCCGGGTGGATCAGGACCGACGAGCTGCCGAGGTTGGAGAACACATCGGTAATGCCGGACAGGTCCAGACGCAGGTGCGCGAGACAGCGGCGCTTGTTCGCGCTCGGCGAGACGAGGAAGTCAGTCAGCACCAGCCATTCCGGCAGTGTGGCGACGAAGTCCGCCACGGTCGCGCCGTCAGCCGAGGACCAGCTTTCCGAGCAGGCCGTGACCCCGGCGACGTTGTCCCGCACGACGACGCGCAGCCGCTTCTTCAGGCCGTTCACCTCGATGATGAACGTCTCAAGGGAATAGTCGGTGTGGTAGGCGTCGAAGACGTAGAGTTCCCGCACCCGGTTGCGCAGGTTGTCGGACAGGGTGACCCCGTCGGCGAACGGCTTCAGCCGGCCCGGCTCGGTTTCCAGCGAGGCCACGTCGGTCAGCAGGCCTGCGACCTGAGTTGCCGTATCGACCTCAATGCCGATCTGGGCGAAGGTCAGGGCCGTGGTGCCGACGGTGATGTCAGCCGCATCCAGCGGCAGGGTCCAGCGCTCGCCGGCCCCGACGGTCCCCTCGGTGATCAGGAAGCCGATACGCTCCAGTTCAGCGGCGCTGTTGGCGAAGGACGCCCGCGAGGCGGCTCCCGAGGCCACGACGGTGTAGATGCCGTTCTCGGCCGGGGCCGTCTGACTGCCGAGGAACACATGATTCCCGGTCGCCAGCGTCACGCCGTTCAAGGTGTCGCCGTTCTCCAGAGCCGAGGCGATGACCACGTTTCCGGTAGCGCGGACGCGGATCGTGTTGGCGTTCCACTTCACCCCGACGCCTGCCGAGTCCTCCAGCGCCGTCGTGCGGACATCCAGAGCGTCAGTCGTGTCCTCAACCACGCCGAATGTGGCGCGAATCTCCGACTTGACCGGCTCTTGAGCGCCGGACGCGGGAACGCCATCGGTGGCGTAGTCGCGAAAAGACGCATTCGCAGACGTGCGAATATCACCCATGGGGCTTGCTCCAGATTGTCGGGGTGGTGGGCCTGCTAGGGCAGGGTCAGGTGATGCGGACCGCGTGCATGTGGCCGTATGCGGTCATGGTGCCGCCCGAGAACGAGCATCGGGTGCTGAGGTAGATGCGGGTTGTTCCAGCCGCCGTTACGATCTGCGCTCCGGTCGGGAGGGCCTGACCAAATCCGGTCGGGATGGTGACTGCGAGCGCACAATAAGCGCCGCCGTTCGCAGTCGTCGGCTGTGTGGCCGAGGTGGTCGAAATCCAACCACGAAGGGCGGACATCGTCGTTCCGGCGGCCGGTGCGTACACCACATTCCCCTGCACCAGCCAAGTGCCGGTCGGCAGGTCGATGTAACCCAGATCAACCGATGTCCCGCTCGTTAGCGAGACGGCCGATCCGGACGGAATATCCACCGAGAGCGGAGCCGTTCCGAGCCCCAGATCGGTCTTGACTTGCGCAATGGTCCGGTTGGCCCATGCGCCGGACTTGCGTTGCAGGAAGTCGTCATCCGAGGGGGTTAGCGCCTCGATGACGGCAAGGTCAGTTCCGACGCCAGCCGCCGCATACCCTAGCGAAGTCCAAGCCGTGACCCCGTCGCCGTACTTCACCTTGAGGGTGTCGGTCTCCAGCGCGGGTTCGGCGTTCAGCAGGATCGGGTTGGTACTGGTCCAGTTGGCCGCCGTGTCGCGGCGGATGCGGAAACGGGTGGGGATCGTCGTCACGTCGAAGCGTCCCCCCCGTCGTAGATGATCTCTTCCGAAACCGTTGAGACATCGAAGGTGGTGGACCACGGGGACAGAGTGCCGCCGCCGGTCAGGTAGGCGATCTGGACACCGATAACCGCGTCAGCAGCCACGAACCCGGTTGTCAGCTCGACTGGCGACCCAGCCGCTACATCCGTGTATTGGTTCTCAGGACCGAAGCTGCCGCCATCGACCTGTTCGCGGGCGAACCACGTCAGGTCTTCCCGCAGAGGCCCGTCACCCTCGATGACCAGTCGGATGCCCGAGCCGGAACCAATCGGCTCATAGAATGGCGTGATGGCGGAGATGGTCGGGGCGGCCAACTCAGGCGGCGTCGGGGGCAGGACGACGCCGGGATTGGAGCCCTCTTCGGTCGCGGCGTTCCACGCATACATCGCCTCGTTGGCGCTGCGGACCGTGACGCGAACCGTCCGCTCGTAGAGGTCCATTTCGCTGCGGACGATCTCAAGGTCCATCGACTGAAAGGCGGTCGGGCCTTCGCTCAGTTGAAGCTCATGAAACCGATAGTCGAAGAAGTCCGTCGGCAGACTGTCCAGATCGAGGATGATTTCCCCGCTGTATTCGGCGTTGAGGGCATAGAACCGCGCCTTTCCGAGGCGGCGGGCCTGCGAGTTGTTGGTGACCTCTCCAAGCTCAAGCGCAGCGGTCTTGCGCCCCCGCTTGGTAATGGACGCCTCGTCGGTCCACGGGAGGGTGTCCACGATCTCATAGAGGTGTTCGGGCGAGCGGTAGCGAACCTGAAGCTCGTTGATCAGCCGGCTCTTCGAGATGCCCGCCGTCAGGTTGTCGATGTCCACGATCATGGCCGCCGTGATCGGGGTCGGCGACTTGACCCAACGGCCGCAGCGGATGACGAACGAGCCGTCTGCCCGCTCGGAGCGCCAGCCGTCACAGGACCGCTTGAACGCCTCCCTGACGCTCTTGCGGTCGCTCGTCGCTTCGTACCAGACAAAGCAGGTATAGCGCGGGATAGTGCCGCCCGCAGCCAAGGCCACGGCCTCGTCGCAGGCGTCCGCCTCGGCGGTCAGCAGGTCTAGGCTCGGCAGGAAGCGCCGCGCCCAGATGCGGTCGGCAATGGCTTTCTCACGCGTCGCCAGATCGGTGTCGGCGTTGGACCACAGCGGGTAGTTGGTTGCCCATTCATCGTGAACCTGACAGACAATCGGGTTCTCGCTGAACAGCCATGTGGACGGGTCTTCGCGGTCCTGCGCCGGGTCGCGCCAGTCGTAGACGCAGAGCCAATCAGCCTCCGCCGACAGGGCGATTTGCTGGTTGGGATAGATGTTCTGCATCTTCTCCTGAGAGACCATCTGACACCGCATTCCGGCGGCGGCGGTGTGGTCTCCCCGGTGAGTTGAGGTCCAGGTGCCCTCAGACTTCTCCACGATATGATCGAAGGCGGTCCCGGTCGGGTCGCCGTCCTGATACTTGACAATGATCGGCCCGCCGTAGCGCCCATCAATCGCTTGGCTGGTCCCGTCCACATTGAGGGTGACCGGGTCGTCGTGGAAGTAGAACTGCCAGTCGCCGCCGATCCGGCCATGGCAGAAGGCCAGCACATCGAGGGTGTAGCCGGAGACGCTGGCGTAATAGGCCATGACGCCGGGCTTGCGGCCCCGGCCGTAGGCGAAGTGGCGCGGCGGGATGGATTGTTTGATCGGCGAGAAACCGACCGGGCGGGGCTGGGGCTTAAGCAGGCCGACAACGGAGACGAACGCGGCTGTGGCGGCGGCGGCTCCGGTGAGGGCGACTGCCAAGAAGAAGTTAGCAGGCATGAGGCACCCTCCACACAGATACGGCGCTCGCCTTCAGAATGCGGAGGCCCCGGTCGGACATCGCCGCCCATCGGGAGCCGGTGCAGATCGCGCCGATCTCGACAGGGCCGGAGCGCGACCAGACCTGAACTTCCCCAACGTCGCCCCTGACGGGCTCGGCTGTGGGGATCAGACCGATTGAGGCCATGCCCTCCGCCGTAGCGTCCCGAGCCCCGCCCGCTTGCAACATGAGCGCGGCGCACTCGGCTTCGGTTGAGTAGGTTCCGCGCCACTTGGCGGCGGGGTCCAGACCCGTGACGAGCCTGACCCAGTTGGCCGGGAACAGGCGGCAGTCGTTATGCCCCCAGACGAACTCGCCGGGACGGTCGAGAAACGCGGTCAGGCGGGATATCGGCGCGTGGTCCCGAGCGAGAGCGAGTTCATGAACTCGAAGAAGTCATCGGTCGCCGAAATGACGGCCTGTTCAACCGCACTCCAGTTGGTCAGGGCTGACATCCGGCGATCCGTCGAAGCGGAGCCAAGGCGGAGCGACACCGCCGCCTCATGGCCGTCCCCGTCCTCCGCCTGAACCAGAGACCACGACACGGACTCCGCATCATAGTCGGCCAGCCAATCCACTCCGGCGGTCGGTTGCCAGTGGGCGTCGAACTTGATTTGCCCCAGATGGGCGCGAGCGCCGGAAATATCCGACGGCACCTCCAGCAAGCCGAGCGTTTCGGCGTCGATGCCCGAGACGGCCAAGTCGTACTCTCCGGCCTGATCGTCGATCAGGCGGTCAATCGCCGGGAACGACGCCAGACCCAGCGGGAGATAGTCGCCGCCCGTAAGGTCCACATCATCGCCGGCAAGCGGGTAGACCTGCGGGCCGGTCCAGATGCGGACCGGTGGCGTGGTCTCGATGTAGAGGAACAGAGCCGGGCGGACGCTGGACATCAGGCTTCCACGAACTCAGCGTTGAAGAAGCCCCAGCGGTTGATCTGGAGCATCGCGGAAAGCTCCTGAGCGTTGGTCATCAACATCGTGCATTTGGGGTTGATGAAGTTCATCTGGTCCCCCGACAGGTGGCTTGTGCGGGCGGGCGTCCTGATCTCCGCCTCGTAGTAGAAGCCCCCCGCGATGGCCTCGATGGTGGTGAACTTTGCGATGCGGTGGAGCCTCGGCCCGTCCGCAGTCTCAAGGCTGAAGTCCTCGCCGCCGCGAAGCGCATCACCGGCCCACGTAAAGGCGATGCTGGTTGCATACGCGCTCACGGCTGCATCAAGCTCGCCGTACGGCGTGGCGCTCTCAAACGAGGTGTCGTCCGAGAAGGTCGAGTCATCGGAGAACGGGACATAGGACACGACGCCGGGAGCCTGATCACCCGGCCGACGCGGAACCACAATCGGCTCGGCCCCGCCGTTCAACAGAGCGTCCAGAGCTTGCGCCGTCAGGATTTCATCAGGCGTAGACAGGGCTACATTCTCAAACATCGCGCTCCAGCACCCGCCGGCTGACCATGAGGCCATCCGACGGGTTCCGGCGAGCGTCCGCCCTCCATTGCGCGCGGCTCCAGTGGAGGGCGTCCACTGCTGGTTCTCGGGCATGAGCAACGCGGGCCAGACATACAAGGTCATCCGACACCCCACGCGGGTTCACCGATAGAGCCCTTGGCGATGCCGCGATTGACTTGACCCGGCAGGGCCTTGGACATCTTGCGTTCGCTGCTGGCGATCATCGGAGCCGCGACGCCTTGCGCCTCGCTGCGGGCGGTTTCCGAGACGTAGGCGTTCAGACCGTCACGGTCGGCGGTAACGGTGACCCGGACGTTCTGTGCGACCGACGAGGCAAAGGCCTGACGCCCGGCCTGCGTTGATTGCACCTGCCCGCGCGCCTGATCGACAGAGCCCGCGTCGAAGCCGGTTCCGCTTGCGGCCGTCCGCCCCCCACCACCACCGCCCCCGGCAACGCGGACGCCGATGGCGGCGAGGGCTGCAATGGTCGCTGCCCCGGCCGCAAGGTTGAGCGGGAAGGGCAGGGAGGCAATCGCGCGAGCCACAGCGACAACGCCATGCGAGGCGGCCTTGATGACGTTCTGACCGACCGTGGTCGCCGTCTCTTGGCTGCTCATCATCATGGACTGAACCATCATGGCGAACTGGAACATGCGATAGGCTTGCTCAGCGGTTTGCAGCACCCGGTAGCCGTCCGAGCCTTCCTTGAAGAAGCCCTTGGCCGCGCCGAGCATGTCGCCGTAGTTCTGGACCTGAGCCATCGCGCGTTCACGGTCCGCCTGAACCGCCGTCAGCCGATACTCACGCTCCGCAAGGTCGATCTCGGCAAGGCGCGACTGATAGCCCGACATGGCCGTCAGCAGGTCGCCCAGAGCCCGGCCGGTTTCCCCAAAGGCGGCGGCGAGACCACGGGCCGTGTCATTCGCCAGATTGTCGATCAGGCGCATCTCATCGGCGACGATCTTAAGCGGGTCCACCAGCTCAAAGAACGCACCCTTGAGGGGCTGAAGGTCGATGTTCTCGATACGGGTCAGGTTCTCGCGAACGGCACGCGCGTTGCGAGATGCGCCGGCTCCGCTATCGGACGCTTCGTCACCCTCGCCAGCCTCACGGCGGATGCGGCTTTCGGCCGAGCCCCTTATCGCAGAGCTGATGGCGGAAAGCTGACGGTCCACCATGGCCGAGCCTTCAGCCATGCCCGCCGCATACTCCGATGCCATGGTCCGGCCCGCAGCCCGAGCGGCCCCGGCGTTGCGGTTCGCCATCTCGGAGATTTCAATGGGGCTGATGAAGGACAGCCCGCCAGCCGCAGCAAAGGCCGGGTTTACGGCCGCCAAGCCCTTGGCCGCGCCGATCACGACATTGATCCCGCGAACCGCCCCGTTGACCATGCCCTCCACGGCGCGAATGGTCGCGTTCGCAGCCCCGACAGCCAAGTCTCCAATGACCGCCGGCAGTTGGCTCCAGACCGAGCGGACGGCCCGGAACGCGCCAATGAAGCCGCCCGTAATCGCCTTCGTCGCGGTGATCAGGGCGCGGGTCGCAACGTCCATCGCCTTGGTGAACCAGTCACCGATAGCCGTGACGGCCGGGCCGACCTTGTCCCAGATGATGTCGCCCAGATAGGTGAGCGTCCCGGACAGAACGTCGCCCATGGTGACGCCCTTGTTCTTGACCTTCTCAAGCTGGTCTTCCGTCAGACCCATGCCCTTGGTGAGGTCACCGAACTCCTTGTTCAGCCCCCGAACGGACAGGGCGAGCGTGCCGCCGATGACCGCAGCCGCAGCACCGACCGCCGCGATAAAGGGCAGCAACGGAGCCATCGCGGTCCAGACCGAAGCCGCCACGCCGCGCATAACCGCGATGATCGACGTTCCCGCCCGAGTGGCCGCCATCTGGAACGTGTCCATGATCTGCGGACCCTGCTGAATCGCGATCATCAGCGGGTTCATACCCATCGCCGCCGTGACGCCAATGTCGGTGAATTGGCGCGACAGGTTCAGGCCCTCGGCCGCCGTAAGCCCCATCGCTCCACGGCTCGCCGCCAACACCGCCGTTTGCTGGCGAACCGCCACGTTCATGGTAGAGGCCGCGCCGTCCGCTCGACGGGCCGCCATGGCGAGTCTGTCGGTCGCGTTCTCCGCCCGGCCAGCCGCAGCCGCCATTCCGTCCATACGGTCTTCGGCGATCTCCGCCTGTTCCGACTGGATGCGCAGTCCAAGAGTAGCAAGGTCGGTCAGGGCGGCCTCCTACGGCTTGGCGGTCTTGTGGCGGGCGGCCTGCCCACGGATCATCGAAAGCACGCCCTTGCCGTCCCTTGCGGAGATGGTGTTGGACGTTGGAGCCGGGTTCAGGATCGGGAGAACGGCGCGGTCGATGCGGTTGATCAGCCGCACTTCCCAAGCCGACAGGTCGGTCAGGGTCAGGCGGCAATAGGCCTCGATCTCAAGGTAGCTGATCGGGTTTGCCGCCATGCCTGACTGACGGGTCGAAGCCAGATCGACAAAGGCGCTCCAGACTGGAGCGAGGGGTTCGGGCAGGTCGGGGAGTATTCGCTTGTTGGAGTAGACGGCCTCGGCGAAGGCTATCAGCTCGTCGGCGAGGCCTTCATAAAATGGGCGCGGTCGGCGATGAAGGCGCGGGCCTGATCGGCGATCCACGGGAACCGGCGATAGACCGCCTTGGCGTTCTCTTCGGTGCAGTCCAGCTCCTTGCCGTCCACCTTGACCCCGGCCCACGCCACCGTCGCCTTGGCGAGGTAGTCCAGCTCATTGGCCTTTGCGCCCTCGGCAGTGACCTTAATCGAGCCCTGCTTCAGATAGGCGTTGGTCTGGAGGTTGGAGAGGCGAACGAGGGCGTTGGAGTCGGCCCCCAGAAGCGAGAGGGTGATCGGGCTCTCGTCGTCCTGAAGGAGCGGGTCGCCGTTGGGGCCGCGAAGCTCCATCACGGAGCCCTGATTGGCGAGGTCGGAGGTGTCGAGCGCGGAGAGGTCCATGGGATGTCCTGCAAAAGGACGGCAGGTGCGACCTGCCGCTAGAGTTTCGGGGAAGGTTGTTGCCGGTCAGACGGTCTTAGGAGCCGCCGGAGACCGCTACCGAGGCCACTTCGTGTTCAGCCGTGTCGATGGCGCAGACGAACACGCGCTTGGACACACCGTCAGCGCCACGGGCGGGCTTGGCGGACAGGACGCGCACGCCGAAGTAGACGGCGGTATCGGTGTCGTTGGAGTCGGCCCCGTCAGCCGCAACAATCTTCATCGGGTACAGCCGGCGGGTCGCGGCGGCGGCGATCATGGCGATCTGGCCGGCGTCCAGCGGATTGTCGGCGCAGGTGATGGTGATGTTGCCGGGGTTGCTGGAGCCCTTGAGTTGGCGGGTCAGGCCGGTCTCAAGCGGGGTGAAGTTGACCACAGCACCTTCCGGGCCATGGTCCGAGAACGTCTCCAGATCGCCGATCTGGGTGTAGGACAGGGACACATAGGCGGAAGCGGTACGGTTGGTCTCAGCGACGGCCGCCGCGATGTGCGCGGTCGAGCCGATTCCTTGATGGATCGACATGGGGCTGGCCCCTTTCATATTTGAACGAAGCCGGAGCCCATCTCGGCGGCGGGGCGGAGTCCGTAGGGCCTAGACGGCGATCCACGGGATAGTGACGGGGATGCGGACATCCGACGTGTCAATCAGCGGCGAGGCTGCGTAGGGCTGACCGGAAACCCGGACGCCGTTCGCGAGGGGCAGGCCCTTGGGGAAGTGGGCCATGACCTCGGCGGCCTGACGGACGGGCGCAACGATGCCCTTGTTCTTCGGCCAGACGACCGTGACCTGTAGAAGGCCCTGATCCATACGGCCCTCTGACAGGCCCTCCCATGCGGGACGGTTGGAGAAGTAGGCGACCTCAAGATATTTGCCGTCGGACGGCGGCGCGAAAGTCTCTTTCGGCTCCGGGTAGGCGATGGGCAGGGCAGGCGAGCCGACCGATAGCGTGGCGCAGCGAGCGAGAAGCGCCGATGCAATGTCAGCCGGATTAGCCATGGGTTACCCTCCGGTCCGGGTTTTCACCTCGGCAACGACCTCGGACACGACGCGCTGCCATTGTTGAGCGGCCAGAGAGACCCACCGATCCCCCGGCTGGCCCCGCGCCCCATACTCCCGAGGCCGGGCATAGTTGGCGGTGTAGACGACCGTGATCGGCTCTTTGATGTCCGCACCGGCAATCACCAGATTGATGGTCCCGGCGATGTATGAGAAGGCCGCCGGTCCATCCGGCTTGCCAGTCGTCGGCGGCAGGATGCCCGTGGTCGTGGCGACCAGCGAAGCCCGGAGAAAGCCGGTGTCCACCCGCAGGTTGCCCCCGGCGGCGCGAGGCGTCTGCATGACGCTCACAATCCGCTGGGCGCTTTCACGATGAACCGCGTCCATCCGCTCCTTGGACTTCGCCACAAAGGCCTCGACCTCTGCGGTGAACTTGCCTTGGCTCATCGGATATTGGCGAGGAAGTCGATGCGATATTCACAGTCGCAGCGACAGTTGATGATCTCTTCGGCCCCGGCCCCCAAGGCGCTATCCATCGGGAACCGCAGCCGCGCCCCCGAGGGCGACACGAAGTCCTCGCTGAACCGGACGCTGTCACCGTTCAAGGCGCGGTGCGTATGGCGAACCCGCAAGTCACCCGCCGAGCGCCAGACCTTCGTGACCGCGTTCGCCGCGACCTGGCCCTTGTCGATGGCTTGGCGATAGGCCTCGTAGCGAGCGGCCTGAATAGCCGACATGGCCTCTACCCTGCCGATGGTCTCGCCGCGCAGCTGGAGCAACCGGCGCTCATAGGCGATGATGGCCTTGCCGATGGTCTCACGCGGCACCGCCGTTTCCTCACGGATGGCCCGTTGGATGGTCCGGTCGAAGCGCTTGTCCCGACGCGCGCGGCCTAGATAGGCCTGCAACTGCGCGGGGTCGCTGGACTCAAGTTCCGCCCGCGCGTTGCGAACGTAGCCCTCTTGGCTGGAGGTCAGCCCGAGTATGCCGCCGACGCGCTTGCCCGTAGCCCGGTCAATCGTGCCGACGATGCGAAGGGCCGCCGTTCTCGGGTTGACGCCCGCCTCGAAACTATCCCGCAGGCTGGCCCTGACCGCCTCGCGCTGATCATCCGTGATCCGCGTGATCAGCAAGCTTGAGCGCCCCGCAATCCACCGCTCGGCTTCCGGGTTTCTGCCCTCGAAGCGAACCACCAGAGCCTCGCCCTGTGCGTCGCGTCGCGGGAACCTGTCAGCCTCTTCGTTGCCGCTCGCGGCGTGGGCCTGTCTCAGTATCTCGGCCAGCTCGTCGTAGGCCGCGCCCTCCAGATGCAGCGCGTTCAGCGCCTCTTCGATCTGGCGGGCCTCAATGGCCGCTGTCAGCCGGCCAAGCTCCGAGCGCTTGCGAATGTCGTCCAGCGCCCGGAAGAAGGCCGCCGCTGCCGCTCGCCCGTAGCGTTCGGTCAGCGTCTCATACAGGGAGGCCATCTAGCGGCCGATGATGTCCAAGGTCGCGCGGGTGACGGAGGCCGTCAGGTCCATGTGGTTGTCCAGCATGTCGTGGGCCTCCCGGCGGATGGCTTCTGCGCCCGCCTCATCGCCCCGCAGAAGCGCGGCCTGATAGGCGTGCGTCTTGGCGTTAACGTCTTTCCACGCCGCAGCGGCAAGCGCGGCAGATGCCCGAATATCCGTCAACGAGGAAGTTGCTCTAACTCGTAGGTCGCTTCGCCCAACTTCACGGAATAGGACCGGCGCTTGACCTTAAAGAAGGTCTCTCGCCCCCCGTCTGTGACCCGGAGGACCTGTCCGCCTTTCAGGACGGACGCGAGGCCAGCATCTGCCTTGGAGTGCCTGCGAACGGTGATCATCGGCGAACCTGAAGCTCCCACATTACGACCGTCGCCCCCGGCTGGAGCGGCTTGATCGCAACAAGCTTATAAACCGGCGTGACCCCGTCGTCCAACAGGTCGCTCAGCATCGGGCCCACAGGGATGGAGCCCTTCGCCAGCATCACCTTCTTGTCGGTCGCCAGAACCCGCGTCCCGTCGATCTCCATGGCCGAATAGTCCGAGACCACGAACCGGCAGGGATAATCCACCGGATCGCCCTCGGTCGGGTCGTAGTCCGGTCCCGTGGCGGTCCTGCGGCGCAGCGTCCCGGCAATGCCGAACCGCTCGATCATGCGGTCAGCCGTGGCGACTGTGCGGGCGTAGTCGAAGGTCACGAACGGACCGCCGTTCCCACCAGACCGCCGCCACCCGTGGCGAGCAAGCCCGAAACCAAGTCCTCAACCAGAGTCAGGATCGGACGCGAGGCCTCCGGGGTCATCGCTCCGCCCATATACTCGACCTCAATAGGCCCGACGCGCTCACGCTTCACACGGTCCGCCAGCACAACGGCCGGGCTCATGTATCCCGGCGTCGCCAGTTCCTTGGCCGCGATCATGCAGGTGGCCTGCACAATCTCAACCGGGATGGCGTCAACGGCGACAGTCTCGCCTTCCGCGTCCTCTACGTCCGTGCGGGGCCATGCGAGGGCCTGATCCCGTCCGTCGGTGCGGTAGCCCTTCCATGTAAAGGCCGACGACAGGAAGGCCGTGGCGCGGCGCAGGGCGGCCTCCTTGGGGGCAACGGGGCTATCCGCAACCGAGGTCCAGTCCGTCAGCCCATGGGCCTCACAATAGGTATCGCAGTCGGCCACAGAAACGTAGCTGTCAGCATCAGCCGCACCGGCAGTCACGATCAGGGCCATGTGGTCAGTCCTTAGCCTTGCGACCGCGCTTGGCCGGGAAGGTGCGAACGATCCGCTCGGTCAGTTCCTGCGGGCACTCAACAGTCGGCGGGGGAGGGGCCTTGGGCGCTTCGTCCAGTCTCTCGACCGGAACGCCAAGGGCTTCGTAGGCGGCGACGATCTGCGGCCAGTCGCCAACAACGAAGACCTTGCTCGCATCGTGACGCGGCGTGGTGAAAAAGCGGGGATTGGAATAGGCCTTGGACTTGTCGAAGCCCGAGGACTGCTGCGAGTAGATGAGTTCGATCATGGGGCCTCCGAAGGGAAGTGACGGGGGGCAGCTTCCCACCCCCCATCGTTTCGTCAGGCGACCGTGGCGTCACCGATGGCGATAACGCCGGCGGTGTCCTTGATCGAAGTGGCGACCTTGTCCCAGTTGGAACCGGTAGCCAGTTCGGCGTCGGTCGGGGACTTGCCGCCGCTGGCGGTGTCCCAAGCGTAGCCCTTGAGGGCGAGGCCGAAGGTGTAGTCCACCTGCATCGTGGACTCGATGCGCAGCTTGCCGTTCGTAGTCTCGATGTTGGCGATCATATCGCCGCCGTCGTAAACGATGGCAGCGCCTTCGGTCAGGGCCAGCACCTTCTCCTTGTCGAGCGGAGAGGCGTCCTGATACAGGGCCGGGGCGTCAGTGACGATGACGGCCTTGCCGAGGATGTCCACGATGTTCACGCCCTGAGAGGTGAACAGGCGCTCAGTGTTGGTCAGGTTCTGACCGATGAGCTTGTGGAACACCGAGCCGGTCATGACCTGCGCCACCAGATCGCCAGAGCGGTCGCCGAACTTGGCGTGAGCCTTGTTCAGGGTGGCGTAGCTGATGCCGACGTTCGGGGACACATCCGCGATGCCGTCGTACTTGGCGGCGGACTGCGCCTCGATAGCGGCGACCAGCGCGGCAATCGCGGTGTTGAGTTGGTCGGACAGCATCGCCTCGGCGAAGTTGCGCGAGATGACCTCGATGCCCTCGGCGGTCGGCTTCTCCAGCCACGTCAGTTGCGACGGCTCGAAAAGGATCGGGCCGAAGCCGCCGGCCACCTTGACGCCGTTGTGTTGCAGTTGCGACAGGTTGGTGGACGACGCAGCGCCGTTCGACGCATAGCGGTCAACGCGGCGCTGGGCGGTGTGCAGGGCAGCGAAGAACGACTCCTGCAGGAAGTCGCCCGTGAAGCCTTCCGTGGTCAGACGGATGGTGCCGTTGGACGCCTCGTTGAACAGGGCGACGCGCTGGGCCAGCGTCTCGATGATGGCCGGTTGCAGATAGTCGTTGAAGACCTTCATATTGGTCAGGGACATGGTGTTTCTTTCTTCAGGATGAGGGGAGTTGTTTGGGGGTGTCGGGCAATCCCGCCCGGTGTTGAGCCGCCCTCATCCCGAGGCCCGGCGGATCGTGTTGGGCCGCCCGGTTAGGGCAGCTTGAACTTCTTGGCGAAGTGGGCGGTGCGCGCGGCCTTGTCGCCGCCAACGTCCGCCTTGGTGGTTCCGCCGAGCTTGTCGGGCTGCTTTCCGCTGCCGGAGTGGCCCTCGCCGTCGAAGGCGCGAGCGAAGGTCTCGCTGGCCTTCATCTCGGCAACCAGTTCAGCGACCGTCATGGGTTCGCCCTTCGCGCCGAACCGGGTAGCGCCCGAGGCGTCCACGACCTCCACGACGAACTCGCCGCTGTCATTCTCCTTGACCTTCGTTTGGGGCAGGACGTGGGGCAGAAGCAGGCCGACCTCACCCTTCGCGGCGGCGATAGCGGCGGTGGCCTGCTGTTTGCGGGTCAGGCCGTCCACGGCGGCTTCGAGCTTGGCGTTGCGGTCGGTGACCGGCTTCAGGGCCGCTTCGTGGCTCTTGACGAGCTGATCACGGGCGGCCTCAAACTTGGTGTTGGCGATCTTGTCGGCTTCCTTGGCCGGGTCGATGGCTTGGAACTCGGCCCACTTCTCCAGCGCCTCACGCGCCTTGTCCGGGTCGATGTCCTTGAACTTGACCACGTCACGCTCAAGCTGTTCGCGCGTGCTGCGCTCCTTGCCCAGAGCTGACTTCAGGCCGGAGATGTTCTCCAGCGCATAGCCGTCCGACTCTTCCACCGAGAGGACGAACTTGCCGTCATCGCGGGCCTTGTAGAAGGAGCGCACCGTTTCCGGGGCGTCCTCGATCTTCTCAACTACGGCCTTCAGCATAGCAATTCCCTTGCTGCTATCGTTGCGCTTCCCGCGCGGGGGTCGGCGACGGGATCACCCCGCCAGCCATTCCTTCGTCGGCTTACCCAGCAAATCCGCTGTCCAGCCCGACATTGATCTTGCCCGGTCACCAATCACCGTCAGGGCTTGGTTCCAGCCCCGGCGATGCGCCACGGCTCCGCCCCATGGCGTCAGGTCGAAGAAGTGAGCGCCTACTTCGTGCATCGGCACGCCGCACAGGACGGCCCGGTCACAACCCATGTCCTCAAGGGCGTATTTCAGGGCAAAGAGGCCGGACGAACCACTGTCCGCCTGACCGCTGAACCGATACTCAACAAAGTTCGTGACCTTGTCCGTGATCCGCAGAGTGCTGCGCTTGGCAGCATCGTGGCCGATGATCCGCTCGGGCAGGTCGAACCCCGCTCGCTCGCGCCGCTCCATCCAAAAGCCGAGCTTTTCGGCGTGTAGGGTGACTATGGCGTCCAGCCGGCCCGGCCAGACCGAGCCGGCGTCATTGCAGGCCACCACCACGTCAAACGATCCAAGGTCCAGCGCCCCGGCAACATCACGCCACAGGGTCGCTGCGCCACCCAAGACAAGGGCCTTCAAACCCAATGCTCGCAAACGAGCGGATGATCCGGCAACTGATGGGGCTTCTTGTCCCCGTGGAAATAGACGATCCGCGCGTCACCAACGCCGCGCTTCTCGACATGGCCCTTGTAGCTGACCACCTGTCCCGGAAAGTCGTCGTCCAGATAGGCGTGGGGGAACTTGCGAACCCAGACCATGTCATTCTCGCCGCGATGGTCCCGGCCGATCTTGGTCCAGCCCGGCGGGACCAGCGCGACCCCGTTGCAGGCCTGTGAGAGGTTGTAGGGATCACGAGGCAAGGCGATCTTGTCTGCGTCAAAGCAGTAGTCCGCCAGCCCGTCGCAGTCACCGCAAACGATGGTGTCGAGACCGACAAGGATCATCGGCCCTTCGATCTCATAGGGCTGGATGCAGTCGGCATAGCCCGGCTTGGCGGACCGGATTTGATGCTGGCCTATCGGCTCGATGAACGAGCGGAGCCGGTCAGTGAAACATACGAAGCGAAACGGCACAGTCAGGTTGCGGGCGAACCCGCGATACAGCTTCTCAACCCAGCTTTCGTCATACATCGACGAGAAGGCTTGGCCCTTTTCATTAGCCTGCCAGAACAGCGTGGCGACCGTCAGGACCGGCTCGCCTTGCCCCTCGGGCCAAAGCTGCGTCATCACCGAACCCGCCGCATCCGCTTGCGAACAGCGGGCTTGCGAACGGTCCGACCATCGCGAAGCCAAACCATGCCCGCCGGCACATCTCCGCCCACAACCGCCCCGGCTGCGACCACCGCATCATCACCAATCGTCACGCCCGGCAGGATCACCACACCGGCTCCGATGCAGACCCGATCACCCACCTTGACGGTCACGAACTCGCCAGAGCGGAGGCCTTCGAGGTCCAGCCCGTCCTTGTTCGTCTCGGGCCACATGTCGTTGCAGAGCGTCACGTTCGGGCCGACGAAGCAGTCATCACCGATGACGAAGCCCGGCCCCATCATCACGCCGCCAGAGATCACACACCGCTTACCAAATCGCGGACCGTGCAGCATGGCGAAGGGCGAGACAGAACAGCCATCGCCCAACACCGTCCCGCCCGTCACGCTGGCGAACTGCCAGATGGTCACACCTTCCCCAAGGAAGGCCCCGTGCAGATGGGCGAGGTCGTGGATCATACAGCGGCCCCGATGATGTCCTCTTCATCGTCAGGATCGGGTGCTTCCGCTTCAAGGCGGGTCATCTCCGCTTCAGGGTCAAAGTCAGCAGCCAGAACGCCACGGCGACGGAATTCCGACCAGACCGTCTCGCGCGAGAGGTCGCCGTTCTTGCGGGCCTCCATGATCGAGGTCGGCCCCTTGTCGTCGTCCGTCAGGTCCAGATCATCGAGGTTCCAGCTAATCTCCGGCTCAATGCCGAGGTTCAGCCAGTCCGCCGTCAGGGCGAGGCATTGCTCCAGACAATCCTTCAGCCCCAGCGCCCACGCCTGAAGCACCGAGGTCGCCTTCTGTGAGGCGAATGCGGCGGCGACGACCGTGATCCCGGTCGAGACCGAGAGCGGTTGCCTGCCAAGCTCACGCATCTGCGTCTCGGTGGACTTCACCTCTTCAGCGAGGAAGCGCAGGCTTTCGGCCGACGGCTCGATGAACGCCCACTCGCCGTGATTGCCATTCTCGCCGTTCGGGGGCGCATACAGGACCGAACGCGGGCCGACCGGGACCGCGACGACCTGACCGCCGTTCATGGCGGGCTGAACCCCATTACCGGCCAGCATCGGGAAGGCCGTCAGCTCCTTGATCGACTTGAGCGCGGTCTCCTGCTGGTAATGCTCGATCTGGAGGTCAGCCACGCCTTGAAGCGGGGGGTAGAACCGCCAGCCGCCGCCGATGCGCTTGCCGGTGACAAACGGGACCAGCGGGATAACGCCCAAGGTCACCGGCCCTTGATCGACAATCTGCCAATCGCTCTTGGTCCGACGTCCGACGGCCTCAACCCTCTTCTCGTAGATCGTGAAGGTAGCCGGCGCGTAGTCGATCACCGTGTCAGTGACCGTGCCGTCATCCAGCATCGCATAGACAGGCTCGCGGTCGAACATGCGCACGCGCTCAACCGCGACCTCATCGAAGCCGTCGCGCATCACCACGTCTTCACGGATGCGAGCGTGGGTGACGATCTCTGAGCCCCGAACCACGTCCGAGTAGACCGCCAGCATCCGGTCGGCGGGTATCCGCACCCAATAGGGGCGAAGGCCCTGCACTCGCTCATCGGAGAGCGACAGGCGTTGACCGTCGGTCCGCTCGGTTGCGCGGGTGTAGTCCACGAGAACCCAACTGACCGCGTCGTTGACCCCGTCAAAGAAGGTCTCGGCCGCAAAGACGTGCAGGTTGTTGCCGCGCCCGTCGATGTCCTCGGCCAGCACCTTGATCCGGTCAGGCGTGCCGTCCGCCAGCGCCACCTCTTCGCCGAAGGGCTTGCGCGACAGGCTGGTCACCACGTCCGAGTAGATGTTGGTGAACCGGGCGTTGGCACGGCGATAGTCGTAATCAACCGTGGTCTCGTTGGGGAACCGGGGAAGATAGGTCTCGCCCGCCTCGCGCATAGCCCCAGCGCCGCCAAGGATCGCCGTGACGGTCTGCCAGTAGGGAGCCATCGCCTCGTAGTCGGTGGATACTGTCTCAGGCGTGCTGGAGGTTTTCGCCATGCGGTTAGCCCCTCGCCGTGCCATAGGTGCCGAAGATCGCGGGCGGATTGACCCGCTGGCGTATCATCGGACCAAGCGCGTATCTCAGCGCGTCGATGAAGTGATTGTGGGCGTCCAGAATGTCCGGCTTGATGTCGCCGGATTTGGGATCGACCTTGTAGCTGTAGAGCCTGAACTCCCGCGCGGTCTGCGGGCAGTCAGGGTGAATGATGACCTTGTCGAACGAGCGGATGTAGGCAATGCCGTCCTCGACGCTGCCCTTCCACTTCTCCACGCCCCTGATCTTAGGCAGACCGTGGCGCGTCAGGTGGCTAATGCTCTCGGGCCTCGCGCTGTCGCCTCGGGTGACATAGTCCGCGAACCGGGGGATGCGCTGCGAGACGTATTCCGCCGTGTCGTCCAGCTCCAGCCGGACCTTGCCCGCCTCGTTGCGGATGTAGAGCGTCCTGTCGCTGATATAGGCTCGGACACCGGCCGTCGGGTCTTGCGAGAAGCCGAAGTCCAGCCCTTGATATGGCCCGTCCCAATCGTCCTGCGGTTCAAACTCATCGACCGCGAACTTGCCGGCGAAGATTTGGGCATCCGTGAGGGTGAGAAACTCGCCTTCCCAGACGTGTTCGTAGGTCTCTGGCCTGTGCCGCTGATCGTCCAGACGAGCCTTGTTCAGGATGTCCGGGAACCACGGGTTATCCGACCAATTGACCGTCGTTACGAGGCAGTCAGCCGCCGGGCTCTCAACGAACCGCCTGTGCGTCGCGCTCTCCGGGCTTTCCGGGTTGTAGCTGATCCAGTTCTCCGCCAGCCAGCCGTCGCCCTCTTCACGAAGGGTGTTGACCAGCTTGCGCCACGCCATCTCCGAGACGCTTTCGCCCTCATCGGTCCAGTTGCCGATGATCCGCGCCTTGGACTTGATGCTATCGAGGTTGTGCCTCAGCCCGGCGAAGGCGTAAGCGATCCGACGATTGCGCGTGCGGATGTATTTCTCACCCACATCGAAATAGGCCGCCAGCCAATCCTCCGACCGGATTGCCGCCTTGATCTCCTCCATGCTGGATTCATCCAGCGAGTTCAGATGCTCCCGGCTGGCGAGGAACACGCCCTCAACGCCAAGCTCGGCGAGCTGATAAATACGAAGGGCGGACCGAAGCGCCAGCCCCCGCGTCTTGCCCGATCCGCGCCCACCCTTGAACACCCGTGTCCTCGCCGGCTTGGCGAAGTTCCGAGTGATCGCGGGGATTTCCTCAATCCTCGCTCGCATCCGGGGCCACGAACTCAACCACGGTCGGCGAGGGCGACATGCTGCCATCCGACGACTGGTGATCAACGCTGGACAGCTTGGCGTGGATGTACGGAGCCGCCGCCTTAGCCATGTCCATCCGGTCGGCAATCGGGGCCTCTTCGTCCCTCATGCGGTTGAGCATGAAGTCCAGCGGCAAGACGCCTTCAGCCTCGGCCTTCTCTCTCGCTGCCTTCGTGGCCTTGTTGATCGCGCCGGGCTTGCGACCCGCATTCGGTCGAGCACCGCCCCGGTTTGATTTCCGGTCGGTCATGTTTGATTTCCGCCTAGTTTTTCAAACGGCGATGATCTACGCCAGTGATCCATGATCGAACTGCTAGCCGCCCTAGCCCTGCAATCGTCACTGCAAGACGAGGCGGCGGTCTTGATCCAGCAATCCGCAAACCGCGTCATCAACAGCTACGGCGACATGGCCGAGGCGCTTGGCGAATGCTCAGCGGCCTATCCGGGCGGAGCCGTTCATCCCTACGTCATGGCCGCCCGACGTGATGTCGCGGCGATTGGTTGGGATGTCCTGTCGGAAGAGACAGCGCGGGTTGAGTCCGTTCTGTATGCTGAAGCGTCTCAGCGAGCGGGTCGGGGGCTTACAGTGCAGACGTGCGCCGAACGAATCGAGGGCGCGGCTAACGACGTGAGCGCACACGCGGCGGGATTGGCCGGGCTTCTCGATACCCTGCGCCGCTCCAAGCGCTGACGCCCTACTTGACGCCGGCCGCCCGGTGCATCGCATCCGCTATGGCAACCACGGCTTTCCAGAATGCTTTGGTCATGCTCGCCTCGTTAGGCCTTGGGCTAGTCGCCCCGGATCAGGACCGCCTTGGCGGTTTCGAGGAAGAACACCGTCTCATGGTGTCCGCCGGACGCGGCGATATAGATTTCGCCGTCAGGCTTCACGCCAACGACAATCGCGATGTCGAGCCCTTCCTTGCGCGCCCCAGCGAGGACCGCGTTGACCGGGACCTTGATCCCCGGACCAATCAGTCCGCCGGGCTGGACAAGCGTGACGACGTTGTCAGTCATCCGAGTCCCCTCACGTTTGATGCCACGCCCAGATCAGATAGAGCGCCAGACTGGATAGGGCGTTGGACCAGAAGCCTAGAACGAGAAGGGCTAGGCGGAGCCGCTTAGCCACGGAGCGAGAGGGCAGCAGCCTTCATGCCTGTGCCTCCCGTGAAGGGGTCCGCGCCTCACCGCCTCGGTGCGAATATGCCAGCGGACTTGCCGTGGCTCTGTTTGGCGTTGTGCGGGGGCGCGGATGGGATTTGGGCGAGATTTGCCCAATTCGATTTGTGGGAATTTCACACAATTAGGCCTGCGATGACTGGACGGCTTATGTCAGAGGCCGACGCCAGTCCCTCGCTGGCGATCAACCCAGCGGGCCGGTTTATACCCGGTGACCTCGCAGATTCTGGAAACTTGGGCCGGGACACTCATCGGCTGCGGGCGCAAAGCGCCTCATCGCCTATGACCCTTGCACAGGATTAATCCTCGGTCAAGCGGAAAACATCATCTAGGGCTCGAAAAACAAAAGCGCGCATCATGTGGTACTGCCGAGCCGATCCGGGCAGGGCTGAGACGCACTCACCAACGCCGATCACGCGCGTCAACAGGGTTACGCCGATCTGTCCGATCTCGGCTGCGACGGTCTTGTGTATTTCGGCCAGCTTCCGTTGGGCGTCAGGACCACCCTCGCCCGTTGGGTGAGGGTGGTCCGAGGTCAACAAGAAGGAGAACGAGCGGTGACTAACCCGCGCATCATAATACCGTAGCCGGGCTTGCCGGGCGGGAGGATTAGGCCCCTCTCGTCTGGCGGCTCGGCGTCCGGCTGGTCTGGCCCCGTAGCTCAACGGATAGAGCGTCGGTCTGCTAAACTGAAGGTTCCGGGTCCGAATCCCGGCGGGGTCACCACCGGAACAACCCCCTATACATCGTATTGATTCGGCAGTCAATTCTTACGCAATCTAGCGCAAGAGGTTGATCCGACTCGCCTTTTAAACTGACCCTTATGCTTGACTTCAGCAGAGGGGCAAGGCGGCTTTGGGCTGGCGCACATGTATGAAGCTGATCGCCCTAAGGCCATTGAGGGGCGAGGCTTCAAAGCGCCCAAAGATTTCGCCTTCGCGATCGCTGCCGAGTGGACCCAACTTCACAAGGGCGACAATGATCGAATTACCATTGCGGTGCCGTGCGCTGGGGGCGTCAATGCGCTCGTCCTGCACTGGCAGGGGACGTTTTGGTCGATTGTAACGGCGTTGCCATTTCGGCGGCCGAAAGAGCCGCTGAGATTTCAGAAAGAGCGGCCTGACGAGAGCGAACCCCGTCAATGCTAGCTGCGCATTCCCGCTTCGAAACGTTAACCCTGCCCAAGCCTGCAAAGGCTCCAATGCTAGCAAGGCGTCCAGACGCTCGCGGAAAGCCGTCTTCCCTTTAGACGTCCTATAACTAGGACATTGGCCCCTAAGTTTCAATTAAAACTTGAAAGACATTGGCGGTGGCGGCGACAATCCCGGCTAATTGTCGCCGGTCTTTGCGATGGTCGCTGGCTTATCCAACGACATACCGTGACATTATGTCATTCTATGTCCAGCGCTGGAAACGCGGTCGCTGGCCCATACCCCCGGATGATCCTCTGGCCCATATCAGCGGTGGTCACGCAGAATTCAAAGTGACCCACTACCTTCTAGGCCTAAGACAAGCCGTCTTTTTTCCATTTGCTCAGCACCCGGTCGATGCGGGCGATGGTTTTCTCTAGGTCTCGCATCACCCTATCTGTGTCGTCCCTCATTGGGGCGGCCCCCTCTGACGATTGATGCGAGAACCGCCCGCTCCGGTATTTCTCCAGAATCGTCGCGGCGGTCTGGCGCTGCCTCACAAGCATGTCGCTAATCACGCCGCCGCTCTCCTGTCCCGCCGCTCTCTCACAAGCCGGTCGATGTTGCCCTGAACCCAAAGCAGTTGGCTACAGGCCGCCCTTACCGCCGCGCCTTGGGCTTGGGAGTTGGTCTCCCCGGTGCAGCGCTGGACGACTTCACGCCAGCGGGTGAGCAAGGCCTCATCGGGCTTCAACAGGTCAAACAGCATCCGGGCGTTCTGCGGCGTCATCGCCTCCGTCGCCGCGCACAGGTACAGGTCCGCGTCGATCATGGATTGGCTGACGTTCTGGCCCGGCGCGCCCTCGGCTGATCCCCGGATATAGTCCGGGCGGCGCTCTTGGCCGTTCTCACCCGATGCCGTGCGGATCAGGGTCTCAAGCCATGTCACGGCCCCTTGTTCCTCCGCTCGGCCCTTGAGCAAGAGCGTGAAGCAGTCCGGACGCCAGACGGCCAAAATCTTCTGGTCCTTCGGGTCGGCGTTCACCACCAGACCGCGCGCTTCAAATGCACGACGCTCCGACCGGCGGGCGGCGATCTCCTGCGGATCGGCCGGCTGCTGTCGCTTGGTACGCTTAGCCATTGGAGGTCTCCGTGAGGTCAATGAGGCGGCCGAGGGCGTAGTGAAGGTCGCGGACTTCCTCCGGCGAGAGGCCGTGGATAGCCATGTCGTCGCGGTCTGTCCGGGTTATGCGGGTCCAGCGCGGCGCGCCGCCACCGGGGGCCTCGACCAACAAACAGCCGATCCGCTTCTGGTAACTGTCGTGGTAGGACAGTTCAGCCATTGGAGGTCTCCGGGGTGAGGGTCATTGTTGCGCCTGCCGCTGCGCCAGTCACGCGGCCTGCTCCATTTGATGTGCGGCACGGAGATTGAGCCGGCGAAGAATGTGCCCACTCTCTTGCGTAAGCTTTGTTGCCGCGAACGCCGTCCGCGTCAGGATTAGCCCCCCCGCCTCGTCCCAACCACATGGGTCGAGATATGACCGGACGAAGCCTTCACCCTTCTCCGCCAGCAGTTCGGCGCGCACCGATCCCGGACCACACCATACCGGGCCAACGGAGCCGCCCGTACCCTCGGCGGACCACAGCGCGTAAGTTCCGTCGCGGAGCCATATATGCAGCCCCGGGCCGCCCGTGCGCTTCACGTCTGGGTCTTCGCGGATGTAGCGGCCCATGGCGACAAGGATGTCCGCAGGATCGGCGTTACGCCGGGCCTTCAGCCACTCCGGCCAAACCTTTGCCCGGCTCTTGCCTCTACGGCGCATCTCCGGCGTGGCCGCATCCCACACGGCCCCAAACGCGGCGTCCGTCTCGCTGGGGTGCTTTGCCGCTACCTGAGAAAGAGGCTTTTCGGGGCCTGTCGCATCGACAGGTGCGACAGGAAGCGAAGCTTCCGTATCTTGTCCCCTACACCCTCCATCCTCCATCGGCTTATCCTCTCCGGTAGGAGTCGCCGACTGGTCGCTGACCTGTTCTGTACCGGTCGAGGAAATGCCGACATAGGCGGCTAGATGATCCGGGAGGGGGTGGATAGCGTTCGGCTTTTGCGGGCGCTGAAACTTGCGGAAGTTGCCGATGGCTCCGAACCGCTTCCCGCCCACCTCATAGCTTCGGATCAGGTCGCAATCTTCCATTTCAGCGAGCATGGCGGCAACGTCTCCGGCGTCGCCCGGCAATAGGCGCATCTTGATCTGGAGCGGCTTCCACTCGAACAGCCCTTGGTCGTCAGCGTCCGTCCAGAGGCCAACGTAAAGTATGCGCGCGAGCGGACTGCACGAGACCCAAGACTCGTCGGTGAATAGGGAGGGGTGAACAGACCTAATCCGGGCCATTGCCGCCACCCTTGATGCGTTCGATGTGATCGTGAGCAGCGTCGCAGTAGGCGTCCCAATCGTCGGCGATCTTCGCTACAGCCTGCATCGCCTCAAGCTGAGCCCCTTGGAGGTGAAGCTCTTCGAGCGCCGCCATGTAGCGCCCCTTGGGGTCGTCCAGACGGTTGCGGAGAATGCCTTGGATATAGGCGAGCTTCGGAAGATACGGCTTCTCGGCACTACGACGGGCGTAGCCGATCAGAACCGGGATTTTGTTGAAAGCCATTGAGAACGAGGCGTCGGTCGCAACATCATCCTTGAACGTCAGGAACCGGTCGAACGACTCGTCTAGCGCCGTCAGGACTTCCTCTAGGCTGAACCGCTTAAGCCACAGGCGCACCTTCGCCTTGCCCGTCTCATTCAGGTAGAGGCGGCTGCGCTGCTCCATGCGCTCGGCAACCGCCTCGACAACGTCCACGACGGCGGCTTGAGCGTCATCTCGCCAAGCCAGCATCATTTCGAGTTGCTCCCGGCGGGCCTGTAGCTCTTCGATCTGTGACCGTTGCCGCTCGACCGCCGAACGATCATCCAGCAACCGCGCGCCCTTCCCGCCATTGCAGGCGGCGCAGGCCGTCACGAGGTTCAGGATTTCATTGGTCCCGCCCTCTGCAACCGGGTGAATATGGTCGGCGTGAAGCACGACCTCGGGGGCCTTGGCTCCGCAGTATTGGCAGGTGAAGCGGTCCCGCTTGAACACCTCGAAGCGGAGAGTCTTTGAAAGTGCCTTGCGCGCCATTTACGCAGCCCTCGCCATCGCCCGGCCATAGCTGTTGCAAAGGGCCTGCCATGCCATGGCGTGTTCAAACAGGACGGGGGTTGAGGCTGAAATGCTCACCGAGGGGAGCGATTGGTCGCCGAACCGACGCATGACGCGGGAAACTGCCGTCGATATTTCCGGCGTGTTCACCATCATCGCTTCGATGGTTCTTGCGCCGTGAATGACCGTGGCGTGGTCTCTTCCGCCCAGCGCCCGGCCTATCGCCGGATAGGACATGTGAGGACAAAGCTGACGGATCGCGTACATGGCGATCTGTCGCGGGCGGGCGAACTCTCGACGGCGGCAAGAGCCCATGATGACGGGCACGGACACGCCGTGTTCTTCGGCAACGAAGGCGATAATATCCTTCGCCAAGATGCGGGTTTTTACGGTCGCTTTCATGCTGCACACTCTAACCGATCACGGGGAATGTTCCGATTTTGTTCGCTAACATTGAGGCCGCCGCTCATCACCGATTTGCGGGTCCAGCCGTTGCGATGCGCGCGGCCAACAACGGCGAGGCGGGTCCGGCCAAGGGTCGCGGCGACAGACTCCGAGGTCTCGCCGCCCTTGATGTAGTGGGCGAGAATGTAGTCGTCTTCGGCTTGGCTCCAGCCGTTCGGCTTGGCTCCCTCCCGGCGCTTCGGAAGGCTGAGCTTACGACGCATCTTGTCGATGCTGCTGAAGCTCATTCCCACCAGCGCCGTGATCTCAGACTTTGACGCGCCCTCGGTCCATAGGGTTCTGAACCGGGCCTCGCGCTCCGACAGGGTCGATGCGACCGGCGGCTTGGGGGACGGCCGAGGCGTCGCGTCGCTCTTGGGGTGGAACAATTGGCGCAGGTCGATCTCGTTGACCGCATACCGGCGGGCGAGATGCGCCCAAGGCGTGGGGCGTTCCTTCGCCCGGTGCGCCTCGATCTGGTGCATGTCCTCGATAGACAGGTTCGACACGCCGTAGACGGCCCGGCCGCAGTAGGAGCCTTCGGCGGAGGTGTTGGCTGTGCCTTTCATCGCGCACCCCCGGCGAGGGCGGCGTTGATCGTCTGGCGCTGTCTGGCGTTGATGTCAGAGACGCGGGAATGGGCCTTGCGGGCGGTCTGGCGGGCCTTGGCAACGCGAGACTGAAACCGGCGGAAAGCGAGCCACGAACGGAAGCGGGCGATCATGCGGCTTCTCCGTCAAAGATCGAGGATTGAACCGGCTTGACGACGGGCTCGGCGAAAAGGCGGGGCTGCTTGTAGGCTTCCTCGATCCGGCGGCAGGCGATGTCGAAATATCGGCTCTCTCGCTCCACGCCGATGAAGGACAGATCGTCACGGGCGCAGGCTACCCCCGTCGTTCCGCTGCCCATGAAGGGGTCGCAGATGAGGCGGGCGTCAGCCGGAAGATGCGACAGGCTCCACGCCATCACATCGAGAGGCTTCTGCGTCAGGTGGACGCGCTCCTCGCCGCCCTTGCGAAGCCCGCCGTTCCACATATGGCGCTTGAGGCGGACAGCCTTCGGCAGGTTGGTCCATGCGAGTTCAGCGTCCGCGAAATCGCCCGTGTTCTCCTTGTCCCAGACCAGCCAGCAAGGCGCGGGAGGAAGCCCGACCCGCACCGGACACCCGTCTAGCCCGACAACCAACTCGTGAAGATGATTGCCGCCAAAGATGATCTGCCAACGGCTATTCGCGCGCATCCACGCTATGATCTCAGGGGGGCACGGCTCCTGATCCCAGTCGTCCTGTCCGTAGTCGCGGGGCTTGAGGCCGCCGAGCCGTCCGCCGGGACCGGATCGGGTGTTGTTCCGCTTTGCGCTCTCACCAATCCCATACGGCGGGTCGGTAACAACCGCGTCCACCGGCCCAAGCGTCGGGAGGATGTCTCGGCAGTCTCCAAGGTAGAGCGTGCACTCGCCGATGGTCTCGATCCGGCTCATCGCGTGTTCCCCGGCTGGAATGGCGACCACGGCGCGAAGGTCTGCTCCTGTTCATGAGCGGCCTTCAGATCAGCGGCGAGGATCAGGGCGGCATGCCAGTCATCGTCGAGGACAGCTTGTGCGAGCTGGGGGGCGAGGCGGAGGACGGCGTTGCAGTCGGTCATTTCCCGGCCCTCTTGGAGAGGCGGCGGACTGCCCGCGCCATGATGCGCGCGCCAAGTTTTTCGAGACCGAAGCCCGCGCGGTTAAGCGCTTTGCCGGTGTAAAACAGCACCCAACTCACGGGCGCGGTCTTGAAGGCGGACCACGTTATCGCGGACCCTCTCCCGTTCTCTCTGGGCATTGGCTTCCTGCTCGATGATGATGGCTAGGTGTTCGTCGTAGGACTGGCCGAACAGTTCCTCGCCAAGGGCGGCCCAGAGCGCCCAACCTTCGGCGCGTGCGACCTTCTCCAGCGTGGGGACGGACAGGTGACCCTTCCGCATGTTCTCAGCGGTTGACGGGTCGATGCCGTAGGCTCGTGCGGCTTGTTTGGCCGTCGCGTGCTTCTGGCGAATGAGGTCGGTCATGGCGTCGGCAAGACGCCTTCCGAAAAGTTGCTGTCCAAGCGGCATGAAGTCGGTCCCTGTCTGGGTCATTGATGAATGACCGCGACGGGCCGCACTGGTTCGGCGGACTTGAGGACAGGCAGATGGGCGACGTGATCAGGGTCGATTTCAAAAGGCGGGTTCTGATCACACGCGACGAATACCTGCGGGGAGCCGTTCGCTGCGAACGAGCGGCTGAGACGCAAGAACGAGATACGGCGGCAACCCTGCGAAGGTTGGCCGCGCAATATCGGCAACGAGCGAAGGGGGGCGGGGCTTAGTCCCGCCTTTTCGCTATGGGGAAAGGAACTGGCCCTGCCGGACGCGACGGGATGGGGAAACCCGTCCACAGCAGGGCCGACAGCGCGACCGACGGAGAGCCGGAGGCGCTGTATCTGAATGGTGTTGAGGGTGCCCCCGGCGCGCATGGTCAGGCGCGCATCTCGGGGAAGAAGTCGTCCGGAGTGACGACCACGCCGAAATCAGGCGCAGCCTTCAGGATGCGGCGCATCTGGTCATGAGTGAGGGCGTTCGATTTCCGCTTCTCGGACATGGTCGATTGCGCACATCCGGCGGCGGCGGCGAGCCGGAGCTGCGTCCCGAACCGCTCGGTGAGGTGATCGACGACTTTGATGGAAATATCGGACATGACCCGATAATATCGGACGCAGCGAATATCGCAAGCCCCGATTTATTGGAGGCGGCCCGATACGGTTTGCGGCATCACGCCAATATGAACGCCGCCACCACGATCCGAGCCGCCCGCAAGGCCTCCAGAATGTCTCAAGCGGAGCTGGCCATGCGGATCGGGGTGACGCAGTCCGTGGTCTCCGACTGGGAAAACGGCAAACTGCACAGCTACACTGACCACAGCGACGCTATTCACCGTGCACTGAAAATACCGCTTGACGAACTTCGGCCCGGGGCGTCCTTTTCGCCGGTTACGGGAATTGAAGTTGTGGGTGAGGTACAGGCGGGGGTCTGGCGTGTTGCTACAGAGTTTCCAGAAGAGGACCGGGCCGTGATCCCCGTTGTGGGAGTCCCGGGATATGGTGGCGTAAAGCTTGTGGCCTTGAAAGTGGTGGGTTCGTCGATGGACCTACTGTACCCAGATGGCTCGTTCGTGATCGTCGTATCAGCCGCCGACACCGACGCCAGACACGGGGATAGGGTCGTTGTCTATCGCGCTAAAGGCGAGCTTCAGGAGGCTTCCATAAAGGAAGTCCGGGTCGAGGCTGACGGTAGGGTAGGGCTCTGGCCCCGCTCCTCTAGCCCTGAGCATCAGCAGCCGATCTACCTGAGCGACGACGACCAGAACGGACCGGAAATCGCGTACGTCGTCGTTGGCCGCTACAGCATGGAGGACCGGCCCCCGCCGCCGATCCATTATCGCCGCCGCGCAAGCTGACCATAAATATCGGACAGCCCGATTGACATTATCGGATGACCCGATAAGGTAGCCCTCATCAGATTGATGGGAGCCGCCACGATGGCAAGCCGCGAAACCACCACGATACAGAGTGATGTATCAAGAGCCGCCACTTATGCCGGGAAAGATATCAACCGGGCGCTAGACGCGATCCCAGTCATTCTGGCCGCGCTACGGTTGGCGGACGCTGAGCTGACGGCCTGCTCCGAATATCTGGACGACTTTGCAGACGCCGACGGCGACAGCGAGGGCTTTCACCCCAACCGCGCGATGAGCCTTAAGGACTCCGTCGATCAATCAATCGCGGCGGTCGAGGCTGCTGTCGCTCTTGGCCGGGCGGTGTCGCAATGACCGCCGCCGACGCCTTCGTTACCGCCTCGGCAGGCGACGCCCCGGCCTTCAACGGCCCCTATTCGCGGGCTGACCTTCGCAAGCTGGAGGACACCGCCCACGACATCGTCGGCATGGTGGAAATCTTCGCCATCCGGATGGATGGCCTGAACAACGCCCGCGCCGGGTTCGGCCATATCAACCGGCAAGACCTCGCCCTTTGCATGGCAGAGATGCTGGACCCTCACCTGACCTCGGAAGCGGTCGGCGTGGTCTATTCCGAGATCAAGGCGGCGTTTGGTGAAAGGGCGGCAGCGTGAGCGCCCCGAAGCATACGGCGGGCGAGTGGGATGCGGTTGAGGCCGAGGTTCTCGCCGCGCTGGCCCCCGTCATCGAGCGGCAAGCGAAGGCCGCCACGGACCGCATCTATGACGATCTGCTGACGACCACGCAGGACTATCTCGCTGAGAACCTGCGCTGGAACATCGCCAGCCGTCTGGATGCCGCCGAGTCAGGTCGCCGCGCTGAGTGGGAGCGAGCCGAGGCCGCCGAAAAGCGGGCGCGGGCCTTCGAGGATTTCACTCGTCATCTGGCCCGCCTGATGACCGGCGCAGAGTGGATCGCCAATGGGCGCACCCTCAACCCGAATGATGCAGTCACCGCAATCGACCGTGAGATCGTGAAGGCGCGCGAGATCG